TCTTAGTTATCAAATGGATCAAGATAGACCAAAGAAAAAGAAAAATACTAAAGTTCAACCTATCATCAAAGACAGATATATTTTATATGGTGGAGTGAAAGTCTATCCTAAAGGTCGCCAGTTCAGAGGGTACTAATGGCTGATTCTAAAACTCCTTTCTGGAAAAAAGGAATACCATGGGGTCTTAAAGGAATATTTACAACTAAACATCCTATAAGTTCAACAAAACCTCCAGCTCGTCCAGTTATTGTTGTTGCACCTACAGTTGAAGGATTAGAAAAAAAAGAATGGATAGAAAAACAAAGAAGAATACAAACAAAAAAATTTGGAAGTGTAATTCGTACAAGTCCAGGTGATATGGATAAATTTTTTAAAACTGCATGGGAAAAAGAACAAGGTACATATAAAAGATTAAAACCAAAAAGCAAACCAATAAACTATAATACAATGAAAGAACCTTCTAAACAAAATTTTTGGCAAAGAAGAGCAGCGAATACAAAATTTAATCCAAAGACTGGAATAAAATTATTAAAGATTGGGAAAAGTTTAACACCTTTGGGTTTAGGAGGAACAGCTCTATGGTATGCTGCTAGTAAAGCATATGATCCTGAAAGAGTAAAGAAAAGCAAAACTCAATGGGGTATTAAATGATATCATTATTTAAACATAAAGATAAAAAATTTAAACAATTTTACGAACAAAAAATAAAGGGAGATAAATAATGGACTGGGGAGCATACGGATTACTCATATCTTTAATTATTATATTTGTATATATACTATATATATCTATAATTAAATAATGGCTTTCATAGATGATTTATCTTTTAAAGACCACATGCGTCTTAGAAAGATAGTTAAGCAAGTTATATTCAGATATAAATCTCCAATAGGAAAAGACAATAGAATACATCAATTATATTCAGAAGAGAATATAACGGACTATGAAGCAGATAAATGGATCAATGCTCAAGGTCCAAAGGTCTTAGGTAAATTAATTAAGTTTCATGTAGATAAGGGCAATGTATAATGCCAACTTTAGATTATAAACCACAAGGTCAAGTATTAAAAGATTTTATGAAAGATGATTCTTTCTTTAGAGGAATCAGAGGACCAGTTGGATCTGGTAAATCTGTTGCCTGTTGTATTGAAATAATGAGAAGAGCATTAATGCAGAAACCTAATAAGGAAGGAATAAGAAAATCAAGATGGGCAGTTATCAGAAATACAAATCCTCAATTAAAAACAACAACAATTAAAACCTGGATAGACTGGATTCCAGAAACTGAATGGGGATATTTCTATTGGTCCGTTCCTTTTACTCACAGAATACAAAAGAAAGGAATAGATATAGAAGTTATATTCCTGGCACTAGATAGACCTGAAGATGTTAAAAAACTTTTATCTTTAGAACTAACAGGAGTATGGATTAATGAAGCAAGAGAAATTCCAAAGTCTATAGTAGATGCCTGTACTATGAGAGTAGGAAGATTTCCGTCTATTCGTGATGGTGGACCTAGTTGGTATGGAGTAATATGTGATACTAATGCACCAGAAGAAGATCATTGGTGGGCAGTTATGGCAGGAGATGTAGACATACCTGATTATATTCCACAAGAAGAAGCATTAATGTTGCAAAAGCCAGATGACTGGGCATTTTATTCTCAGCCACCAGGTATGTTGGAGAAAAAAAATAAGCAAGGACAGCTATTAGAATATGCTAATAATCCTAAAGCAGAAAACGCACAGCACTTAACACCCCAGTATTATTCTAAAATTATTAAAGGTAAAACTAAATCGTGGATAGATGTCTATGTTTTAAATAAACTAGGAACAATAGAAGAAGGAAAGTTAGTCTACCCTAACTATAATGATGCCGTTCATAAAGCAAAAGAACCTATACCTAAAAGTAAAGACTTAGAAGTATTTATTGGAATAGATTTTGGTTTAACACCTGCTGCCATCTTTGGGCAAAGAACTTCCAGGAATAGATGGTTTCTTATACATGAATTAGTATGTACAGATATGGGAATTAAGAAATTTTCAGAACTGTTAAAATCCGAAATAGCAACATTGTTTCCTCAAGCATCGCAAAAGATAACAATTATTGGAGATCCTGCAGGTGATTTCAGAGCTCAAACAGATGAAACAACTCCGTTCCAGATTATGAGAGCTGCTGGATTACAGGCAAGACCTGCATCAACTAATGATGTAGTAACTAGAACTGAAGCAGTAAATTCTGTATTAAACAGAATGATTGATGGCAAATCAGGAATATTGATAGATCCATCATGCAAAACCTTGTTAAGAGGTTTTGATGGTGGATATTGTTACAGAAGAATTAATGTTGTCGGGGATAAGTATGATGAGAAACCAGATAAGAATAAATATTCTCATATACATGATGCTCTTCAGTATATGTTCTTAGGAGCAGGAGAAGGCAAATCATTATTAAAACAACACAAACCAATGACACAATTTGTTGCTAAAAGGGATTATGATGTATTCTCAAGGAAACCAGTTAAAAAGGTTAATAAATGGAGAAGTCGATTCACCGTTGGATAATTTTCTTTACAGATAGAGAAGATAGGTATTGGTTTGATATGTTTACTAGACCTGGCTTTCGGCATTGTTGTATTGCTGGATATGTAGAAGGACTGGAACATTGGATTGGATTTGACTGGGGAAAGAAAGGAACTTATATGAATATATTATCAGATAAAGATATAAATAGAATTATCTTATATACCAGAAAAAACAAAGGCAGAATGTTAGAGATAACTAAACCTTATACTATGTTTAATAATTGGTCATGGATTCCAATGTATTGTGTATCAGTTATTAAAAGTTTAATTGGATATAAAAACTATTTTGTGATAACTCCTTATCAACTATATTGTGCGTTGAAAAAAGATGCAAAAGAGGTTTAACTAACTAGATTATGGGTAGTGTAGTAAAAAGTATATTTTCTCCTCCGAAACCTCCACCACCACCACCTGTGCCACAAAGAACTCAGGCACAGATTGATGCTGAAGCAACAAGAGATAAAGAGCTTACTGATTTAAAGGATAAAGAGGAAGAAAGAAAAAAAGGACAATTAGCAGGACTATATGGTCGCAGATCATTAATGGGTGGACAACAAGGATCTTTTGCTGGATATAGAAGATCTTTATTTGGTTCAACTGATGGATCTGGTGGCACATTAGGTAGTTAATTTATGGTAATTCAAACTGTATCAGATGAAGGTATTGCACCTTCTGTTTCTTATGTTGGTGATATCTTAAAAAGATTTGAAGCAGCTAAAAGAAGAAAAGATTATTGGAATGGTTATTTCGAAGAAGCATATGAATATTCTATGCCAATGAGAGAATCGATGTATACTGAATCAGTAGCTAAAAGAAAAACAGATAAAATATTTGACGAAACAGCAGTTGTTGGAGTTCAAGAATTTGCATCAAGATTACAATCAGGTATGGTTCCAACTTTTGCCAGATGGGCAGATTTAAGAAGTGGAACAGAAATTCCAGAACAAGAACGATTAAGAGTAGATTCCTCTTTAGATGCAATCACAGAATATATATTTGAAATATTACAAAACTCAAACTTTAATCAAGAAGTACATGAATCATTTATGGATCTAGCAGTAGGTACTGGATCATTATTAGTTGAAGAAGGTGATGCAAATAATCCAATAAGATTCAGAGCAGTACCATTATCTCATATAGTTTTAGATACTGGACCAAATGATGATATAGATGCTGTCTTTAGAACAAGATGGATTAAAGTAGAAGATTTATATAATGCTTATCCTCAAGGAGATTTTCCAGATATTGTAATGCAACAGATGGGAAAAAATTCACAAAAAAGATGTGAAGTTATAGAAGTAGTTAAAAGAGATTGGGCAAAGATAAATGAATTAAAATGGAAATATTGTGTCATTTTAAAAGAAAGAAAACATTTAATTTTAGAAACAGAATTTAAAGGAGAAGGAGCAAACCCTTGGATAGTATTTAGATGGTCTAAAGCAGCAGGAGAAGTATATGGAAGAGGTCCATTACTTAATGCTCTTCCAGCAATTAAGACTTGTAATTTAACAGTTGAGTTAGTATTAGAAAATGCTCAAATGGCAATATCAGGTATGTATCAGGTAGATGATGATGGAGTAATTAATCCAGATACACTACAGTTAGTACCTGGTTCTATTATTCCAAGAGCACCTGGATCTACTGGATTAACACCTATTGAGCCACCAGGTAAATTTGATGTTGCTCAAATTATCTTACAAGACATGAGATTAAATATTAAAAAAGCATTATACAATGAACAACTAGGAGATCCAAATAGAACTCCAGCAACTGCTACAGAAATTACAGAAAGAATGGCAGATCTTTCAAGACAAATTGGTGCTGCTTTTGGTAGATTACAAGCAGAATTTGTTATACCTGTATTAAAAAGAGTTAT